CTCATCCATATATTGCTTTACAAGGACGTGTTCCAGTTAAAGTAATCGGCCCAGTATCTAAGGGTGACATTCTTGTCGCTTCTGAACTATCTGGTGTTGCAACAGTATGGCTTGATGCTGATACTGATCCTCGTATGACTGCCTATATTGGCATCGCTATCGAAGACAAAGTATTAGACACTGCTGGTTATGTTGAAGTTAAAGTAGGTAAGTAATTATCTAACGATACTTTTCAAAGTAAACAAAAAGGGAGCATTTATGCTCCCTTTTCTTGTATTGTAGTTTTGTTTATTTGAATAGTTTTTTGATAGTTCGACAGAAATTCTTAGACCCTTTATGTACTGGTTCAATTGGTAATGAATTGTCTTCAATCCACTCGGGAAACGCTTCAAACAATATCTTCCATTGAATCATCTCATTGTGTAAGTCTACTATCTTCTTTAGATGTTCGCTTGTATTCGGATAATTGTGGTCTATCTTTAACTTATTAACACGTTGTTTACATTCACCAAGATCTTTTATATCTTTATCGACCGCCTCTATTATTTTTTCAAATGATTCTATTTTACTGAATCTTCTGATAAGAAACTGATGATGTTTGTTCTTTGGTTTGCCGTCATAGAGAAACATAATCTCTTGTAAGTCATAGTACAATGCTTTTACTGGATTAATACTTTCGCGATATCTCTTCGTTATTTCATCAATAGCGAATTTTGAATTCTCAGTTGATAGATTTTCTAATACGCTAACTGCTAATATATTAATTCGTTGACTACTTGATGTCAATATCTTTTTTGAGTCTTCTTTGACTTTAGCAATTACTATATCTATTAGGCGAGCAGAGGCAGAATCCAATCCTCTTTTCAAGAACTCAATGTGTCCTGGGTTTGAATGACTGATGATTTTTTTAAGACTGTCGGAAGCAGGTGAACCCTTCATAACTAGTTTACAGTCACGAATGAATCGTTGTTTCTAAGTTTATAATATGTTTGTCCATTATATCTCCTCTACACTAGTATTTACTCTATTTTCGAGAGGGTTATAGTGACGATATAATGTCTTTTATGATTTTTAGTTTTTTCTTTCTGAAGAGAGTACGTCTAGTGCCTGGATGTAATGGTTTAGGTATATAATTAGTATCTACCCAAGTGTATCCACCTGATTCGTGGTTTATCTTAGGTATGAATTCTTTTTCAACAAGTATAACAAAAGAGTAGTAACTGAATTCACCATCTCTTGAATGATATTGATCTAAGGGATATATTTTAATAACATCATCTTCTATGCTTATATCTATTTCTTCTACTAATTCTCTCAATAGTGCTTGGGATACATTTTCGTTATCTTCTACCTTTCCACCAAAGAACCCCCAATTTCTGGGATATGTTCCATTCATTGTTCGTTGTTGAAGAAGTATACGATGGGTGTCTTTAGCGACTATACATCCGCCCGCGGCTTTAAGCATTATGGACTCGTAGTTACAAGTTCAAGTCTCCAATAACCTGATTCGTAAATTCCTTGGAATGTATCTGTCCATTCGCCCTTTTCAAACTTGAATTGCTGGGATGTGAATGCATTTGTTACATAAGCACGAAGAGTGTATGAACTAGCATCAAAACTGACAACCCATGCAGTGCCATTATATTCTATAATATCATTTGCTGATATATCAATTCCCCATACACTACTACTCTTGGCAGCATTCAATGATAGATAACGTTGTCCAGATGCAACTGCCGGAATACCAGAAAAACCAGGTTTAGCAGTAGAGGCGTTAATAACTTTATCGACTGCTGTAGTAGTGTTGGTCGGCAGCGTGGCAGTGTCTACCACGAACGCTAACTCTGTAGCGTCACTTGTAGTCGCCAATGTACCAATAACATCAGCATTAAGATCGTCCACTTCGCCATGATATTTCAATCGAAGCCTTGATATTCCACTATCTAATGTACCGTACTGAGCAAGTACAGTTTCCCATGTAATACTGTCATCGTAATTTCCATTTGCATATACTTTGGCTAATGTAGTGCCACTTTCTTCATATACTTTTAGAGCATAGTTGCCCGGAGTAACAATAACACTTGACTGTGCCTTTAAATCAGCAAAGAATTCAAATGCATCTGGATCATAATCGATTGAATCTAAATCTGTGTAGGTATATATATTGTTGACGATATTTCTAATTACATTCTGTCGTGTAACTTGTGCAGGTGGATTAATCCAAACAGGAATCTGGAATATCATTGTTGCGATATCAATTTGATCTTCAATGCCAGCGGGTATTCCTCTACTTGTCCACTGTAGGTCAGTCATTTCTACTGTCGTTATAGTAGTCCAATCAATTGGATTATCGTTGTGTTGAATCTCTAATGCAGGATTAAATAGAACTAATATCTGTTCAAGTAATTGTAACTTTTGATCAGTGTTTGATGTCCATATATCAACTTGCATGTTAAGTAGATACGGAACAGGCATCATTCGTTTTACATTATACTTGTTTCCAGTTTCATTAATATATTTCTGGGTAGTAGCATCAAATTTTCTTTCGTTGACACTAACAGCATCGTTGAAAAACGGCTCTTGTAGTCGTTGTCTATCTGGTTGTAAACTTTGAACATGGCACGCAATAAATGGAGCAGAGTTTACTACATTCTCAGAGTTGCCTTTGAGAATAGTTGCTGCCATTCTTGATACGTCACCATATCTTGCTGGAACTCTGATATAATAATCAGTTACTCCATCGTTCATTTTCTTTCCAGTTTTAATTGTATATCCACTGAACATTCTTACGAATTGTAAAATGTATCTTCGAATTTGATTGTCATAGAAATGATTTTGCATATTAATCTACCTTTGGTCTTACTGCTTTTGACAGATTGACTTTTGATGTAATAGTAGTACCGTCATCTAATACTACTGAGCCACTATTGTTAATAAATTGATGATGTAATGCGTGTCCAACTTCCCAAGCACCATCGTCATCATTTATTCTGTACCATTTTGATTCTCTGTACTGGAACAATCTTGATGGAGTATAGTCACTTCTCAAGAAATATGTATTATCAGTTGGTGACGTAGGAAATGTTCTTCCATGAGCCACAGTTGCGTAATCTACATCGTCTGGATGATTGCTTGGAGTAGCATACATCAAATTATTTGTTCTATAATCCCAATACTTTCCAGGAACATTGTCTTTTGCTTCTCTAACGACAGCATCAGTTATTTGTAATTCTTTATTGTAAGTAGATAAGATGTTTTTCAAATCATCTGCTTCTTCGCCAGTACCAAGTATATCTGCGTATTCTTGAGTATCTTGTAATTGTTTACAACGAACGCGCCAAATGTGTGGCCACCAACCTGCATCAAATCCATCAGCACTCTTTGTTGCTTCTTGGACTACCCAGTATTGATTAACGGCAGCACTATCTTCTTCTAAGAACATATCTTCTCTCATATGAGGAAGTTCGATGACATCACCAGTCATTAATTTTCTACCCATCATATTCACCATCTCATTGAGATGTAAGGTAAATACTTGTTGGTCATTTCCTAGAAACATACCAAACTGAGATAATTCAAAATCTTGGTCAGATACAGTGTATACGCCTCTTAGATCGAATACATCTTTTTCATATTTTCTGTCACGGTTTTCTAAAAAGAGTAAATCTTGTATGGCAGGGTCCGCTGGATCGTAATCAGCCGATGTTGTGTCTTGTGAACCGATATACTTATGAATAAGGAGCGATGTTCCGCCATGGTCAAAATGGGCTTTGACTGTCTTATCAGTAAATTTATAATCGTTCCCTTTTTTGGGATTCCACATACTAAGTCTTGGCATTTTTAATGATCTCCGTATTTAACTTCTATCAGTATTTATCAAATATAATTTATATAAATAAACATAGAATAAGAAATAGTAAAGGCAACAATAATGAACAATGATTTGGGATATATCTCATTAAAAGAAGTAATTCCGGCAATAGTAATTCGTCAGTTTAAATTATGGGCAATGAATCCGGATAATATACATCGTGGTAACGCGGTAAACGGGACGTACTACGCTAAACACCGAAAAGGCAGAGAATATAACGTATGTTGGTCAACCGCGCCTCCAGAAGAGATGTGGCGCCCCGTGGTTGATATTTTGAGTAAGCATATCGATGCAATATTCAATGGTGCAGAATGGGATATTCATATTGTCGATACGATAACAACGAGACCCGGAAGTACAAAGATTCGTGCGCATATTGATATTCCCTATAGATATGAAGAATACGCACATTCGCCAGACGATGACACACTGGGAGTACAGATTATTGTTCCGTTAGATTTTTTCACATTACAGAATGGCGCAACTGCTTTCTTACCGGGTTCACATGCAAGTCAATTTTATTACAAAGATATCGAAGCAAATCAAGAAGATTACGATACGCTATTGACAACAGAAGGTATGCAATTTGTGTCTCAGCCCGGCGATGCATTGATATATAATTCAAGAACATTGCATAGTACTATGCCCAATAAAAGTAACTTTCATCGCAGTGCATTGTTAATAAATGCAGTTGCCAAATCGGTCATGCCAACCATCAAACGACTAGATAAGAACACGGATCAGAAAAAAACTTGACAAATCGTTGAATATGTGCTTTAATAGTGTTATTAAAGATATATAATTTTATACAAGTGGACTAATATGGCAATAAAAATGGCAAAAAGAAAAAAGAACATAGTACGCAAAGGTAAATTCGCAGACGAAATGTATATGGGACCAGAACCCGAATGGGATGGTTCTGAAAATTGGAAAGTGGATAAATATTACACCGAACGAAATAGGGTAATAACATATTATCGTTATTTTTATAATGCATCAGATTTCAAGGCATGGGTTGTCGATTGGATGGAAATCAATGGGTATGAAAAGGAAGATACTGATATGATTGGTTTTGTTCCAGATTACGAGGTTAGTGCGTCTACTGGTGGATATGCGAAAGCAATCCGCAGAGGTATGCCAGAGAATCATAGTGGAATATCTGCTTATCTAACCCCCTTGCCTGGGATATCATCAAATGCTATTC